AGGTTTTCCAGGCGGTCGGCGTTGCAATTCCGCCCACGATCCGGGAATTGTTGTAGCAGACTATCTGTTTTTCAAAGAGCAAAAATGTGGTGCCAAGAACTTTTTCAAGGTAGTTATCTGCCCAATATCGTTGAACATATTTTTCGCAACTGTTAAAGATCAGCTTGAAGCGTGACGTATTCCCCTGGATCGGCTCACGCCCGATCAAAGAACTGAAAGCTCCTGAATTGCTTTCGGTCCTTCGTCGGGTTGAAAGCCGGGGAGCCTTGGACACAGCGCATAGAATTCGAGGTTTGCTCAATCAGATTTTTAGATATGCAGTTGTGACCGGAAGAGCTGAACACAATCCGGCGCCGGATCTCCGCGGTGCTCTTCCTCAACCCGAGGGAAAGCACCTTGCGGCCATTATCGATCCCAAAGAAGTTGGACCACTTTTGATGGCTTTGGACGGATATACGGGAAGCTTCGTTGTCCGGTGTGCAATGAGGCTCGCCCCCATGTTTTTCGTTCGCCCAGGTGAACTGAGGCATGCGGAATGGTCTGAGATCGATCTTGACCAAGCCCAATGGAATATCCCTGGTAACAAGATGAAGATGAAACAGCCTCACATCGTGCCTCTATGCCGGCAGGCCATGGAAATACTCACGCAATTGAAGGCTGTAACCGGCGCGAGCCAATACGTCTTCCCGTCCGGGAGGTCATTTGCAAGGCCCATGAGCGAGAACGCCATCCTCGCGGCCCTTCGCCGGATGGGATACGATACGGGCACCATGACGGGGCACGGATTCCGAGCCATGGCAAGAACGATACTCGATGAAGTCCTGCAGGTGAGACCGGATTTCATCGAACATCAGCTTGCCCATGCCGTCAGAGACCCAAACGGGAGGGCGTACAACCGGACGGCGCACCTTATCGAACGGCGGAAAATGATGCAGACCTGGGCAGATTATCTGGACGGGCTGAAGGCTGGGACGTTGGTGGTGCCGTTTAAGATGGCGAAAGGGCGATAGGGCAGAAGACCGGGAACCTGCGGGGTTTTACTTTGAATTATAGTGCCACACATAAGGGGCGGTATTCTGAAAGGACATAAAATCGGCATATCGGAATTACTGCAATCAGCAGTTATCACTCTGACGATACACACAGACGCGGCCGGGCTGAAATTTTGGAAAGAAGATCACAATCGGCATATTCAAAAAGGGCCTGACGTTCTGATTATATCCACGGCGGACTGTAAGCTAGATTTCAAGACCACCTTCGTGCCTGGGTCTGAAGCTGGTGTCCTTTGCTGTATTATTGCCGGGAAACTGACTACAATCAAAGGAATGGATCTCAGTCCGGACAAGCGATTTACCTTATCTAACATACTGACCATGCGTAACACCGTGCTGAACGAGGCGAAACCGGCTACCGAAAAATATGAGAAGATTTTGCAGCCTTTTATTGAAGCAAAATCTCAATGGGAAAAAGCGTCAAGTGCATTCCAGGAAGAATTCAAGAAAAGCAACGATCCTCTTGTAGTGATTCGCTTCCTGGAAAAGAATCCGTTTGCGTTGAGATCCATTTGGGTACCAAGAGAAGTCGATAGATGGCGCTATGAGAAGAGATACGATCTCCTTAAGAAGGTATTCTCAAGGCAAAAAGGGCATAGCAAAGACGAATACGTCGAACAATTGAGGGATTTTCTATTGGTAGTTGAAGTTGACAAGATGGTCGGTGAAGGCTTTACGAAAGAGCATGCGTTTGAGAAATCGACTAGATTCATGGGGGTCCATCGGTCTATCAACGCGGTGAGAAAGGCATATTACCGGTGTAATAAACAGATGTATCAGAAATTTTTTTTAGATACACCTGAATCATACATCTGTGAAATCAGAAACTCAAAGATAATTATTCCTGACCATAACGGAAAAGATTACGCCTTCTTTTTGGGAAATGCGATACTCACCCTGACAAAGTAATTCACATTAACTTAGCCCCACTCATTACCCCGTATGTAATCAAATACCCCCTATTCACGGGTATTGCGATCATTCTGCTATCTCTATTATGTACCATAAAGAGCAACACCATGTATTACGCTCTGCACGAGTTTTTTAGTTCACAATAGAGAGGTGTCGAATGAACAAATGTTTTTTACGCTTGCCGCAAGTCCTGGAAAGAATCCCCTTATCAAAATCGACATGGTGGTCAGGTGTCCGAGAGGGAAGGTTCCCGAAGCCGGTGAAACTGACCGAGCGAACCTCCGCATGGTTACAGGCCGACATTGATGCCCTCTGTGATCGACTGGCAGGTACCGAGACGTCAAAGGGGAAAGGCAATCAGTCAGCATAAAGTTGAGTCATGGAGAGCGACAACGACAAATATCAGGCGATCAACCTGGCGTTTAACAGCAGCGTTGACTATTTGGCTGTGGCCTATTTCCTCTCCGAAATTGATACGGGACGAAAGGTAACGCCATGAAATGCCTCACAATCAATGACCGGCAGTTTGTCCATATAATTAATCATGCTCGTTTCTTACGTAAAATGCTTTGCAAGCGACGATCTCGATCATCGCCTTGTGATCCTTCCTCCCTAAATAGAACAATAAGTGAAGAAACCATTTCCTGCAGGCCCCGCACCCTCACATACAAAATGCATTACAACCCGCTATGTCCGTCCGCAAGTTGCGGGTCCTCCGCGAGCGCCCAGGTGTATACGGGTTTGCGCACCTCGGTTTTCGGCTCCAGGCGACGAATGAAAATCATGGGACTATGGGACTATGGGCACGATGAATGATCTCGGCGTGAAGACGAGCTGTCCCGCGTGTGGGGGGCAAGACTTTAGCCGATATGGAAAGACCAGGGCCGGATTGCAAAAGTATCGTTGCTCGTCTCCTAGATGTCGGCGTCAATTCGTATCCGGATCTCACCACCGAGTAGATCCGGAGCTGAAGAAGACAGTCGTGAATCTACTGGCCCATGACGTCGTTCCCGCGACGATTGCGAAATCTGTAACCGGCATTTCTAAAAGGTGGATCACCGAACTGAGACGAAGGATGAAATGACCGACGGCACGAAAGACATCCGCAAACAGGTTGAAGATCGCGTCGCCCAAGAGGTATCGAGCGCGGGGCAGGAAGACGATGACGCTCCAAAGATCACATCCAAGTTCATTAACGAGTGTCTCCAGGCCAACGAGTTGGGAGACGGCACGCTGTATGCGGCGGAATTCCGGGACCGCTTCCTCTTCTGCAAGAACACCCAGGAGTGGTTCGAATGGATGGGCCATTACTGGGAACGCGACGTCATGAACCGATCGCTCGCCGCCATTGAGAAGGTTGTCGACGAATATTTGAAACTGTACCGCGCCCTGGGTGACGAGATCCTACAGCTGGCGGCCAACGGCAAAGACGACGGCGAAAAAATGGCCAATCTGAAAGAACGTCAGGGTTTTCTCCTGAAGCGCGTATCCCAGTTGCGCGCCGACTCGCGTCGTTCTGCCTGCCTGAAATTCGCCCACACGATCGAGAACCCGATCGCCATCCGTGGCGAGGAGTTCGATTTGCACCCGATGCTTTTCCCTTGCGCCAACGGCGTCATCGACCTGGAGACTGGCCGCCTCAAACCGGGCCGCCCCGGCGATTACCTTTCTCTGGCCAGCCCGGTTCCTTTTCTGGGAATCGACACTCCGGCGCCGCTCTGGGAGAAATCGCTTCTGGAGATTTTTGGCGGGAAGTCGCAGCGGGCGCCCAATTCTCCGGAAAACGAAACGGCTTTACGTCTCGTCGCCTACAAACAACGCCTGTTCGGATACTCCATGACCGGCCTGGTCAAAGAAAAGATATTCCCGGTTCTCTACGGAAGGACGGGATGGAACGGGCGATCGCTGATTATCGAAACCATCTCGTATGTAATGGGAGCCCTGGCCGGATCGATTCCGTCGGAGATGCTGCTTTCACAAAAGTTCTCCAAGAGCTCTTCCGGGCCGTCTCCTGACATCATGTCGCTCAAGGGGATCCGGATGGCCTTCGCCTCGGAGATCGACGAGGGACAGCGCTTCAGCGCCTCCAGGATCAAGTGGCTCACCGGGAAAGACGAACTCGTGGGCCGTTCTCCGCATGACAAGTATCCGACCCGTTTTCTTCCTACGCACAAGCTTTTCGTCATGACGAACACCCAGCCGAAGGCCCCTCCGAACGACAAGGCGTTCTGGGAACGCATGCACCTGATCCCGTTTACGGTCTCGTTCGTCAATCGGGATCCGCAGGAGCCGCACGAGCGTCGCGCCATCCTGGATCTGGACCTGCGGATTCTCCGGGAGGCCCCCGGGATCCTGGCCTGGCTGGTGCGCGGCTGCCTGCTGTACCAGCGGGAAGGCATCAATCCCCCGAAGGATATCACCGAAGCGACGGAGAAATACCGCCGCGGCGAGGACCTGCTGGCCGATTTCATCGACGAATGCTGCGTCCGGGAGCCCGGGGCAAGGTCCAAATCGTCCGTCCGCTACAGCCGCTTCGTCGACTGGTACCACGAGAACGTAGGGAAGGACGAGCCGTCCGGGACGTGGTTCGGGAAACAGCTCTCTCAGAAGTTCGACAAGGACAAGTCGAACGGCTGCGTCGTTTATTCCGGGATCGTTTTAACCGGGAATTAGGGAGGGTTGGAGGGTACATAGGATGAAAAAGCCAAAATCAACAAGAATGAAGGTTATGGAATTTAATCCCTGCAAACCATCCAACCCTCCGGGTGATTCCGGCCGAATGGGGCTTTTTGCCCGCTGTCGGCCCGTTGGACAGGGAGGGTTTGTTTTCTCGGGACGTTTTTGCAGTGTGCCCGTAACATCCCGTAACGCTTCAGTGATTTCCATAGACACTTGGACGGATGGCTTGTTTTCAGGGAGGGTGGAGGGTTCTTCCAGGGTTTTTTTGATGCACGATCTCTAATAAATTTCAGATCAAAATATAAGGGGGGCAACTATCCAGCCATCCCTGAAAAAAGAAGACGGGAAGGGGATTATTATTTACTATAATTGTAAATAATGAAATGAAAACAGGAAGATAAAAGAAAGAAAAAAGTAAAAAATGGCGGCAAAAAAATGCCGATGTGTTTTTCAAACCCTCCCTGATGCGAATGAAATTGAATGAGCATGACCAGGCATGAACGTCCTCGATCTGGCAAGCGGAAAAGTGAAGTTGAAGAAGGTGTCCGGCACGCATGGCGGGGAATGGCAGGGGCCCTGCCCGGGCTGCGGAGGACAAGATCGCTTTCACGTCTGGCCGAATCAAAACGACGGCAAGGGTGCGTACTGGTGCAGGGGCTGCGAAAAGGCGGGCGACAATATCCAGTTCCTTCGCGATTTTGAGGGTCTCGGTTTCAGGGAGGCATGCGCCCGTCTCGATATCGTCATGGCGGCGGAGGATGGATTGCGCAGCCCGGCTCCGAAGCAGCCAAGAAGGGACGACTTTGTCCCGACGGCGCATTCAATTCCGGCGGACGTATGGCAGGAAAAGGCGGAGAATTTTCTTTCCTGGTCCCAGGCGAATCTGGCGGACAATGCCGAAATCCTGGCGTGGCTTTCCGGGAGGGGCATCGACGGCGAGACGGCGAAGAACTTTCGGCTTGGCTGGAATGAAGGCGAGAAGGGAGGGGATATTTACCGGGCGCGCAAGGCATGGGGCCTCCCGGAGGTTATGAAAGAGGACGGCAAGCGGCGGGCGTTGTGGCTGCCGCGGGGCCTTGTGATTCCCCATATCCTCGACGGGATCGTTTACCGGCTCAGGATCCGCCGCCCGGAAGGGGAGCCGCGATATTACATCGTCCCGGGCTCCTCGATGGCGACCATGATCGTCGGGCGGGAACGCCGGGCGTTTGCGGTTGTCGAATCGGAGCTGGACGCAATTGCGGTTGCTGCCGGCAACCGATTGGCCGGATCGGTGGCCCTGGGATCGGCAAGCGCCAAGCCCGACGCGGAGGCCTTTGCGATTCTGAAGGGTGCATTGCAGATTCTGAACGCCCTCGACTACGACGATGCCGGCGCCAGGGCGATGGCATGGTGGAGGGAGAATTTCGATCATTGCGATCGATGGCCGGTCCCGAAGGGAAAGGATCCCGGCGAAGCGGTCCGGCTGGGGATAGACCTGGATAGATGGATAACAGCAGGGCTCCCGCCGGCTTTGACGGTCGACGAAAGGAGGGAACGGAACGTCAAGGCGGATTCGAAAGCACAGCGATCGTCCGTGAGGACACAGGGGATGGATACCGAAAAGGCGAAAGATCTATCGCCCGCGATCCGTGAACTGCTGGAGCTATTGCGAAAAAACCCGGCCGTGAAGATCGTCAATACGGCGGATCGTTTCACGATCCTTCGCAACGGCCGGTATGTCGGCGGCCGGATCAATGAGCTGGTGTTCCGCTTTCCGGACGTTACGGACTATATCGCAAAGCATCCCGCCGAGGAGATCGACGGGGAGAACCTGATTTTACCATGAACAAGGAAGAGCTGGAAAAACTGATCGAGAGCCAGCCCAAGGAGATCCGGGCGAAGGCCGTTTTGCTGTTCAACGGCGCGGCGACATGCGCCGAGCAGTACCGGAAGAATCCCACCTCCTCGAATTTACGCGATTGGGAGGCGGCGCAGGCGGCCCTGGCGAAATTCACCGCGCAGATCGGCGGCGACTCCGGCGAGGAGAAACCGCTTCCCACCATTGCCGAGGTTCTGGAGCACCTGACGGCCGCGGGCTGGCGGGTGACGAAAACCAGCCTCTACCGGCATCAGAAGGAGGGGAAGCTCCTGCCGGGACCCGACGGTTCGTACAAGGCAAGGGATGTTGAAAAGTACGCCCGTACCTGGCTCAGACAACTTTCGACGGGAAAACGCGTCAGCGAGAAGATGGACGAGCTCCAACGCAAGAAGATCGAACTGGAGCTCCAGAATCTGGATCTCGAACGCAAACGGAAGGAACTTGCCTACGGGA